AGTTTCAGTTGTAGTTACAACATTACCTGTCACCACAGTTGTTTTCTTTGGTGGTAAAACAGGTGTTGGTTCTGTTATGTTAGTCGTTATACTTGATATAAATGCCCTTCTACAAGCCATCGCACTTGTTGTGAACACATCTTTAGAACCCGCTTGAGTATCACCACCAACAGTGTTATTATCATTATCTGTACAGTTAACCGTATTACCAACATCCATTTCATCTATTGAAAACGGACCTTGTGTTTTTTTAGATTTTTTTGGTTGTGATGTTGTATTCTCACCAAACCCTTCACCACTTTTCAATATTAATCTATTTGATTTAACAAATTTATTAGTTGCTGGATATTCGGTAAAGAATTTAATAACAGATGCAATTCTTCTTGCAGAAAGTTCTTTATTATATGATTCAGTCGCTGGTGCAGAACAACTTGAGCTAATTACAATTGTAATGTTTGTATTAGGTTCAGTATTTGTTGTTAATAGTTCGGCAATTTTATCGGCTAACTGTTGACCAATTTGATAGTTTGGTGTAACAACAGTATTGAAGAACTCATCTAACTGAGCACCATTTGGCTTACTAGTATACAACCCAACGTTTGTTGGTGATGTATATCTGTCATACTCTTGAGCATAATTTGGAATTGGTTTATTTTGTTTTGGAAAATCATTACCAAAATAAAAGGCAATTTGTTGGTATTTGTTTAATTCAACACTACCTGTCGCACCTCCACCACCAGAACCTGTTACTCCACCACCACTGTTAGACGCAGCAACTGTTGGGTTTCCACCATCAATAGTATTGATAGCGTATTGCATCTGTTCTCTTGTAATTTCTTTAGATGTAATGGCTTGTTGGATTTGGAATAAATCGTTTGGATTAATTGTATAATATTTTTTGGCAAGTTCATATAAATCGTATTTTCTACATCCTGCAAAGAATGAATCTAAAATACTATCAATTCTTGGTTTGTTTGTTTCGTTTGCTAACACCTTGTTAACAATAACATTTAACACTGAAGGATGGTCAACAACAATATCCCATGTTAAACTACCTGTTCTACTTGTACTTTTGTAAGTATAAATTGGTTCAGGTCTTCCAAGGAATTCGTTTGGATTCCAGTTAGCCTGTACTGATTCGTTGAATGTTAAGTTATATGGTGGGAACCACATTACTCTACCTCCATTTGGTCCTCGTTCACAAACCGCCAAGTCTGAAACCGCAAAACCTGGTGTGTTTGATGTTGCCCATGCCAAGTTCTCCAATGAGAACATATATTTTTTAGCATAAGCATTATTCATCGTACCAATAATGTTAGTTGAGTCTTGTCCTCCCTCTTGTTTGTTTGGTGCAATATTAAGATTATATGTCTTATCTAATACAGACCACGCAAATCTTCTACCTTCAGTTGTAATACCATCGGTTTTTTGAAGGTCATTATATTGTAAATAAGGAATATCTTTGGCAAATACACGACAATATTCTGTTCCAACCTCTTGTCCGATTGCTCCAACATAACTTAAAACTCTTGAACCTTTTGTCATTTCTTTGTACCCATCATGGAATACTTTACTAACTTGGTCAATCGCGTTACCCGCATGTTTTAGACGGTTACCACCTTGTGGTTGGCTATCAATTAATCTTTGGGTGTCATCTAATATAGAACCTTCTCTAAAAGTTCTTTCAGTGGACTCTGTTGAGTTGTATGATGATGGTTTAAAGTCTTCGTCATTATTTGTGATTTCACCACCAATACCAACTTTTTTACCAGCATTACCTTTGTATTTTGGTGATACCCATGTGAATCCACCTTCAATACCCCCACCATTACTATAAGTCGGTCCGTTAGCACCAAGTCTAATTTCTTTACTTGGTCCTTCATATAACTGAGCCAACTCTTCGGGACCATAAACAGGTGATTGTACTTCATTACCATAAGGGTCGTTTGGTAATGAACCTGATGGTGAAAAAATTCTTGATGGTTCAGATGTTGTTGAACCAATATAATAATTGGCGTTGTTTGTGTTGGTTCCAACCAAAGCTCCACCCAAACGGTCGATTAATGTTCGGTCGTAACTTGGCTTGTATCTGTTAAAGTTAATATTCTTAAACAATAAAGATTTTTGACCTTGTCCTGTATTTTCAAAGAATATTTGGGAACCTGTCTTACCCGCACCTAAAAGATTACTAATAAGTTTACCACCCGCAGCTAATGGATTACCCAATAGAGCTTGTTGGATTGTGGTTGGTTGTGGTGGATTAACACTTGGGTCCCAATAAGAACCTGGTATAGTTGAGAACGGTAATTGACTACCTCCAAGACTTAAGGCAAATTGAGCTGCAGCTCCCAACGGATTGTTTGGTACCGTAATATTATAGTTTGGTTCAATTATCGGAACATTACCAGTTAAAATATTAACAAGATTTGTACTACTATTAACATTTAAAATGTTGGCTCTACCAATAGTTTCTCTAATGATTGCTCTACCAATTCGGTCTTGAAATTCTTTCTTTAAAGTCTTGGCACCTAAACGAGCAATAAATGAATCTGAACTCAATAACCCATCACTACCAAGTGGGTCAGGATTTAATAATATTGATACCGCACGATAAGATGATGGTGTAAAGGTATAATATGGTTGTCCGTTTGGTGGTCTGTCTTGGTCAGGTCTAACAGTTTCTAATGATGAAACCGCCTCACCCGCATCAAAATTATTCGGACTTGAATAAGCGTTTAATGGTCTCCATATTTGAGTTGCCGCAAATCCCGTATCAACAATGTGAGCATCTTGTTGACCTGGTCCATATTCACCCTGATTAGAAGTTGTATTTAAGTTTCCACTAATGTCAGGAGCAAATTCATATCCTCCTTCATTACCCCATCTGTTAAGAGTATATTGTTTGTCGGCAAAAAATGTTGTATCAATTAAAAAATCAGGACTGTCAATAACAGAAATGTCTTGTTGAACTACTTCATATGTTATTGGCGGGGTCGCAGGACTAGGTGATTTAGCATAAGGTACTAAATTACGAGTCATCAGTTTTTTTCTGAATCCTTCAGTACTAATATAATCTAACGGACTACCCATTTATATGTTTACTAATAAATAGGTTGATTGAGTTTTTTTTATCATTGATAAGTTGGAACACCCGCACCTTTTGTATCTTTTCCAAGAGTTGCAACATATTGTTTAAATCCTTCACTATTGAATATTTGAGTTAATTGTTGTTGTGTTAACCCATTAGCTCCAACAGGACCATCTATAGTTATTTTAATATTACCCGTTACGTTGTTTGTAACATTAGTTGTTTTTGGTTGAGTTGTTTCAATTTGTTTTGATGCCATTTTAGATTGTAAAGTTTCACCTAAAACATTTGACTCACTTAGAGGTTTTACTTGAGCCTTTTGTTTAACCGCCTCAACCGAAGACTTTAACGGTGAACCAAGTGCTTCCAAAGTTTCATTTGCAAATGCCCTAAATTCTTTTTCAATTCCACTACTTCCTTTAATATTTTTAGCACTGGCCTCTAAAATACCTTTAAGAGCTTTCGTTCCACTTTCACCCAATGAATTTGCTCCACTAATAACACTATTTTCTAATTGTTCAATTTTTTTAGTAAAATCGGCGTCAGAAATTTTACCAGCGTCTTTTGCGGTAAATAAATCTCTCATTTTATCTATCGCTCCCGTAACATTTTCAGTAATTTTAGCACTCTCAGGAATTGCCTTATAAACGTCTTTTGATAATTCTCTTAAAATTCTGTCAGCTCCATAAATGTTTTCACGAACTACAGGTGTTGCCGCAACACCATAAGCAACTTTAGCTGCAATCGCTTTAACATTTGCTGCCATATCTTGTGCAACAGTCAATTGACTTGATTGAATGTCTTCAAGAGTTTTTGGTCGATTTTCTTCTCTTTCTTTTAGAGCGTCAAATTGTTCTTGAGTTAACTCACTTAGTTTCTTTTGTTCTATAATACCTGTTTGGTCATTTTTAAGTTGAACCACATATTGTCCATCTTTCATTGTTGCCATATTTGCCAACAATTGTTTGTCTTCTTCTTTGTCAAACTGTATTTCAGGACTTATATTAGATATTCTTTTATCTAAATCTGCGGCGGCTAAAGCAGCTTTACTTAAAGACCCCGCAGACATACCAGCTTCTTGTTCAATTTCTCTCAACATTAAGACCCCTTGAGGATTTATCTTAAATGTTTGTGTTTTTTCATCAAACTCTGTAAATTGTTTTGACGCTTTAATAATACTATCTTGTAATCCCGATGGGTCTGTTAATGATTGATTCATTAATGCAAACGGGTCAGTTAAGTTTCCAATAGATACACCTAACCTTTGTAATCCAGCAGCGGTTTCAATAGCCCCTTCAGGTGTTAAAACTTTTTCCGCAAAATTAAATGTTTCTTGCATGTCCAATCTTAACATTGATGCTTGTGCCGCCATTTTTGCTAAACCTGCAACACCACCTTCAAACTGATAACGGTTCATTTTGGACATGTTAGCATTAACATCCCCCATAACCGTTTTAGAGTTCAATCCAACACTTTGAATATAATCAATAGAACTTTCTAAGTTTGTACCTATTTGAGAAGCCTCAATACCTACGGTAGCAAAATTTTCAACCAATGTTTCCGATTCTATACCTAATATTTTACTAGCGGCATATAATTTTGAAACTTGTTCTTCCGTTGCAATTACATTTCTTCTTGACCCCTCAGCAATACCCTCCATCGTGGCGGCAGCCGATGCTGCATCACCACCTAAACGAATTACTCCAGCGGCAGACCTAGAAATGGCGTCTCCCAACTCATCCATTCGGGTTCTACCCATTACAAATGTTTGGTTCAGTCTTTCAGATAAATCAAACATGGTGTCCATAGCCTTGGCAGCTTCCTCAAGAGGTGATGCAAGACTTTCAACACTTTTCTTTAACTTATCGATTTCTTCTTTTGACGGCATTTAAGTTTTGGTTTCTATATAAATAGAAGAAGGACTAATTTTTTTAGTCCTTCTGATTATCTTCTATCCATTTATTGAGTAAATATTTCCTAACAAATATCGGCATCCTCTCAAAATCTTGATAAGAAACTTTTAACAATGTTGTTAGATAATAAAATTCGTCGATTTGACTCTTCCTATACTCAGAAGAAAGGGCGAAAAAAGTCGACCCCAAAACCAACATTCACTGTTAGTTTTTCTCCTGACGGGGCCATAATAGTTTTGTTCATGTCTAATCTTGGTTCATTTTCATTCATAAAATTTCTAATGAATTTAGAATCCGCAATTGGCATTGACTCAATAAATTTAGCAATCTGAGATTTGTCTCTTGAACCATCAACCTCTAAAATTTCTCTCTCCATTCTCCACGTAACCCTTGGAACAACTCTACCTTGTGGGTATGTTGACGCTAATCGATTGATGTCTTGAATTTCACCATAAGTTAATGGTTTAATTTTAATTGTTGATTGTGATTTTGGTAACATGATTGTAAAGGTACCATCTTCACCTGGTTTTTGATTTCCAACAATTGACAATTCATCCAACACAACTGTAGTTTGGAATTGTTTTTTAGTTGTTGGGTCAGTAACATTTAAAGTTATTTCAGGACCAAAAGCAGTATTTCTTAAAAAGATAAGAATTGCTTCAACATCACCTTCAACTAATTCTTCAACTTTAATATCTGGCTCATATATTTTGGCTCTCAATAAAGTCATTGTTAAGTCATTAGACCCTCCCATAAGAATGTTCTCATCGGAAGCAGTAAGATAACCAACTTTAATCGCTTTCTTTTTATTTTTGTAAAATACTCCTTGTGAAGGTAGTTGAACCACGTCGTGTGGTAGTGTAAAATTTTCTTGACCGTAGTCTCTTGCTTGATTTTCCATATAAAAAAATAACCGTAAAGTTTATTAGCTTTACGGTTAAATATAATTACGTATAATTTTATGTAAATAGTATTAGTATACTAACACACATCTATCCATTCTTAAAGAAGCTGTGATATCAGCCAACGCATCTTGACTATAAGATAACGAACCAAAGTTTACATCAGTTAAGAAAGTTCCATAGAGAATCCATTTCTCAACAACAACTCCTGTAGGGTCTAACAT